GGACACACAACAGTAAACGACACCTGTTCGTTTTGTTGTGAGAAACTCCAGGAGACTTTCCTTTGATTCAATTGCGTCGGCCTGTGGATAGGTGAGAAAGAAGTTCTTTGCATCGATTCTGAAGTTGGTCATGGGTCCTGGTTAATTAAAAATTAATTTATAGCAAACCCTGGTCGCGCCAGATGTGGCTGAGCAACAAATTCCTAGCGTCAGCGCCTATTTCAATATATTGAAAAATATTTGTCCTACGGGGGGGGATAAGTAAATAATATTACTCCCCCCCCGTACCCCCCACTAGTGGGGGGTATAAATAGTTTCATAACTACTTTTAGACCCCGGGAAAAAGTTGTATGGTTAAGAGATTTTTGGCAGCTGCAGAATTGGCTCGAAGAGCTTACCCGTATGTCAGGAAATATGGTCCATATGTGTGGTCAGGTGCTAAAGCGGCTTATGGTTATGCCAAAAGTGCGTCTAATAAATATGGTGGATTTAGACAGCCGAAAATGATTGCGCCGAGACAAAAACGGCCAAGTACAAGTTCGAATCCTAATCCTAAGAAAAGGAAGTATGTTGAAGGAGTTGTGGAATACAAGGGAAAGAGTAGCAAAGGGACCCAAAAAGGCAGAGTTGGGAATTTGCATGGTTCAATGAGAGGAAAATTGGCTACGCTGAATAGGCGTTATGGAAAATTCTTAGGAAGGTTTAATCGGGATGGAATTGTTGCCCGTTATCGGGCTGTTGGGCAAGGAGATGATCAAGATTGTGTATATATTATGAATGAGGCCGTTGAGCCCTATCAAGCACTGAACTACAGTATCTGTGCAGTGCTTCGAAAATTATTTGAAAAGATGAATTGGCGTGTGACTGGTATGCACGATACGTTGGGAATGACATCCGGTGGGTTCGCTAGAACTTATACGGATGCTACTAGGAAAATTCATTTGGAAGTTCTTGATCAAGCTAGTGGGACATTGACGGTTACGTCGTATACGATGTTGATAACATCGGATTTGATGGCCGTTGCGGCGGCATTTATTGGAATTTTTATTGATTATGCTTCTGGATATAATTCAGCTTCTGGAAGTGGAAATGATGATAACATTAAGGTGCCTGTTCGATTTTATTGTACGGAAGCAATTGAGGAAGTTGATGTTTTCCGAGCGGAAATTCAACTTAGTGAAGTTATACTTGACATGTATTGTGAATCAACGGTTTATATACAGAATCGTACTACCAGTACTACTGGAGATAGTGCGGATGCTTCAAACGTTACTAATCATCCTGTTCATGGTAATGTCTATTATTTTAAAGGGTTGCCTAAAGCACGTACTCGTGGTGAAATTGTCAATATTCCGCAAGGAGATGCTATGGCTCCGTCCAGACCTGCTGGAAATCAATTTGGTTTTGAACCAGTTGATTTAGGTTGTAAAATATTAGGTTCGGCAAGTCTTTATGATGATGATTTTAAATATCCACCTGAATCTAATTTTTGGTGGAATTGTGTGTCGTCGGGAAAGGCTACTCTTGATCCTGGTGCTATTAAGCACTATAATATCAAATTTAAAAAAACTATAAGATTATTGCCGTTCTGTAAAGCTCTACGTATGCAGTATACTGAAGTAGCTCATGGTTTCCAGACTGATTATTCCATGTTTCCAGTTCAAATGATTGGAATGACTTCTGTTATAAATAGTGCTAATCATGAAATTGATATAGGTGTTGAGATTGATCGGATATTTGCTGTTAAAGCAGTGACTAAGAAGCAAAGATATTTCCGTACTCATGTTGCTCAACAAGCTGTTAGTGAAACAGTCATTCAACCTGCTTAATAAATAAAAGTGTTTTCTCTAAAAAATTACACCGGTATAACTGAGTGGAATAATGCAATCAATCAACAATGATGGTCAGGGTTCAAACCCTTCTAAAAATAGTTTTTCTGAAAACTTAAACTCCGCTACTCCGACAGGGTGGCATGTGGCTGAGACAGTGCCAATCATAGATCTCACGGATGCTGAAGACAAGTTTCCTAAGTGGCTGATTACTCAATATGTCGATCTCACTAAATAAAAAATTCTTTTTTGTGAAAAATTACATCTAACCCTGACCGAAGGTCACGGGTTAGTACTTAGGGTTAGGGTTCAGGAAGGGTCAAACTATATATCTTTTTATACGTTTATTAAATATACCCGGCATCGTCTGTTTATAGCAGGGTGATCTTCGAAAGGTCTTTCGTTGCAAGTGAATATTTTTGCTATGCCAGCAGGGATAGATGCGACGTGGTATCTGACATGTATGTCCGATGGCATGTAGTTGTCTACGAGGTGAATCTGCGCCTGCACAGGTATGTGTTTAAATACCATATCGTCGAATATTATCGATTTGTGAACGTCTTTTTCAAAGTCGCGGAGCCGATCTAGGTGCCTGACAAATAGTGCCGGTTTGGGTGCGTTTCTTAGTGCCCATACGGTCTTTCCGCATCCTGTGGGTCCGACCAATACGAGTGATCGTTGCCAGCAGTCATATTCAAACCCTTCCAGGGACGCGCAAAGTTGTCCTGCATGTTCAGAACTGGTGATGGTGTTAGACTGGTTAGGGTGAACCCGTCGCCAAATAGATTCGCAGAACGCATAGGAGATTCGATTGTCGATACAGTATTCCTCCCACTCTCCTCGAGTGCACTGTTCACAATGCTCGTGATGGCCTCCTGCTCTTCTGCGGCCAGACTCGATGAAGTCTCCATCCTTTTTGACATACATAGTGGTGTGTCTGATGTTCTTTGCTGCTTGAACATTTGGGTGACATCCGCTGAAGTCGAAATAGTCGGCGTCTCGTACGTTGAATCGTTTGTCAAAAGAGAGGACAGCATGGTAGTGAGGCTCGCCATCAGCGTGCTGTTCCTTGGACACACAACAGTAAACGACACCTGTTCGTTTTGTTGTGAGAAACTCCAGGAGACTTTCCTTTGATTCAATTGCGTCGGCCTGTGGATAGGTGAGAAAGAAGTTCTTTGCATCGATTCTG